TAGTTGTTCTTATTGAGAATCGACAATACGGTTTGACGGACTGAATCAATCATTCCTCTAAGATAGCGCCAAACGAAAAAGCCACCCGAAGGTGGCTTTCTCTAGTAGTAAGTGATACGCTTATGCTACAGCAGACGCAGTAATACTCGTAACAGTTTGTCCAGTTGGCAAAGCCACGGGATGAATGGTGTCACGCCAGTTGGTCTGAGACGCTTCGGTCAAGGCCGCGTTGATGGCGTTAACCAGTGCGAAGGTGCCTGCGACAGTAACAAGGTCGTACTGAACGCCGTTAGAAGATACCAAAGCAAGTGCAACCGCAGTAGCTTGGTCAGCGTAGAGGCCCTGTCCAATAGGGATGAGCTCGGTACCATCACCGGTAACGAAAGAAAGATATTTGTTCATGGGAAAAAAATTAAATCCGTGAGCAAGATACCTATTCTTAAACCAACGCCTCGAGAGTACGGAGGTGCTCAAGGCCCTCTTCACTAAGTAGATAGCTCGTCGCTACTTGAAGGTGGTCTTGGCCGTGAGGGACAGTAACCAACTTCTTCTTATTGGTAGGTCCGTTGAACCAAATCTCCGTCTTGTTGCGGCGGAAAGACAAGAGGTTGTCAGAGAAGAATCGGTGAATCTTACCCTGCAACTTCAGGTCGGGGTCGTTAGACAAATGCAGGAAGTGCTCGGGCTCGCGGCGGACAGCGATAAGCATATCGCGGCGTAGCTCAGCCGTAGTGTATCTCGATGGGTCGATACCAAGCATAAGGCGGGCCATCGTCTCAAGCTGGTCCAGCGTCAAAGCCTTGCACTCGATGAGTGCATCCACCTCCATATTCAACTTCTCTACCTCCGCCTCAGCGTCGCGCTCGTCATTGGCTTCCTCAAACTGCGCCCCGTTCATGGGGTGGTGGTCCAAGAACTGCTGTAAGACAGGGTTGGTCTTAGGAACGTGGAGCATACCATCCTCAAAGATGATGGGCTCAACGATGGCGTTTCCATCTTGCTCGTCCTCGAAGGGGCTCTTCTGGTTGCGAGCGTAGCGTAGCACACGGTTTTCACCCTTCTCCTCGTCCCAAAAAAGGAGAGGCTTGCGGTTGGTGCTACGACCGGGAATCATAAAAGAAAGGGGGGCCTGCCCTCGGAGCAGGCGGTACGTTTTATCAGTATTCATTTCTATTTTAATTAAGGGGAGATAGAGGGGAGCACCCGTTGTGCTCCCCAATATCCAGTTCACAATCAGTCCTTAAACAGGAAGAAGTTGTTCGCTCCCATCACGCACACAGCACGCTCGGAGAGGTAGTTGACTTGCATCGCGTCGATGTCGCTGGTAGCAGCACCTCCGGCAGAACCTGTAATCCAAGTCTTATACCGGCGGTCCTCAGTTTCTGAGGCGCGGTAGCGGACGTGGAGGAACGGACGCTTGGCGTTCTTACCGAGCACTTGGTCATAGACCGTGGTGCTTCCAGCAGGAACGAGCAATCCATTGACGACACCGTTGGTGAGGTTGCCACGCATGGTTGGGTCGTTCAGGTACTTCCAGTCAGACTTGTAGAAGTCGTAACCACGGCGGAAGCCTGTGAAACCAAGGTTGAGCGCCATCTGCTCGTCGTTGTCGAAGAGACCGTAGCTCGTACCGCCGGCACCATAGCTGTTCTGTGCAGCCAGCATGTCGTCGATATCGAAGCTCATCTCACGATTCACGAAGAGGACGTTCTCCTCGATAGCACCCTGCTTATCCAAGCGAGAGATGATAGCGTCGAAGTCAGCCAAAGCAGAAGGGATACCGCCAGACCAGAGGTTTCCGCGATTCTCTACAGCGTAGAAGATACCCTCGGAACCAGCGTTGACAGTGCCGACAGCAGCGGTACCGCCGCTCAAGGCGACCTCAGCACCAGAGTTTGGAGCCGCAGGAACGGCCTCAATCATAGCTGTCTCGAGGTAGTCGTCAAAGCGGAGACGTGTCTCGTGCTCGGACTTCATGTACCACAAGTATCCGGTAGCACCGTTCTCTGTGGTCACCTCAATCCATCCAATCTGAGCCATGTCAGAACCAGACACTTCGTAACGGTCCTTCAAGATGATAGGCTTGTTGTCGAAGATGAGGTCGTCGGCTTCAAGAGACTCCTGCATTCCACTAGTACCCTTCCTGAACTCAGAACCGTAAATCATCACGGTGCAAGCAACTCCATCAGCAACAGCTTGACCAGCAGCCTCGTAGTAGGCGACGTCAAAAGTACCAGCAGTGTAGTCAACAGCAGTAACCACAGCCTTATTAGAAAGACCGCTGGCGGCAGTGTTGTCGCTAATAAATACTGTCTGACCCACACGGATGGAAATACCACCTGTACCGGGGTTGAGGGTGTCGCCCACCGTCCACGTTGAGGCAGTAGTACCAGCAGCAACGCCAGTGCAGTTGGTGTACTTGGTGTGGAGACGGCCTTGCTCAGCCCACTTAATCATGTCTGAGTTGGTGGGCATCTCGGCACCAACCATGCGGAGGAAGCCGGAGATAGTCCGGTTGCCGTAACGCTCGAACTCCTTCTCATAAGTATCAGGGAGATACTGGTTGAGGAAGTCGAAGTTGGTGATGTAATTCGTCTGAAGCGCAACGCGCTCAGCACTGGGCTGCAAATCGAAGCCCGGGGTTGCGTTTACTGAACCTGCCATGTTTTCTTGTTTTTGTTTTAGGTGGTGCGCCGCGTCTTAATCTTCAAGCCTCGACCTGAATCTTGATTGACGGCACGGATTTTTAATCCCCCCTTCGACGTGGTCTGCGGTGTCGTGCGCTCTGACATGTTGATGTTTTTTGTCTTGCGCATAACGTCGTCCACGGCCTCAGCTTTGCCTTGCTCAAAAAAGAACCGGGCAAACTTCTCAGGGTTCATAGCGACAGATAAAGACTTGTGGTATCCCGCAGCGTCCTTCACAAGCCCCTTATCGTCCAGATACTTGTTTAACCAAGCCTCGGGAGTCTGTTGGAGCTTCTTCAACTCTGTGCGGTCACCGGGAGTATAGACGTAGGATTTGTCGTCGAGATTGAACTCAAAGCCCTTGAACTGTTCACTGAACACCTCGTTGGTCTTATCGTCAAACCACTCCTTCCTGCGCTTCTGCTCCTCTTGGTACGTCTTCGCCTGCTCAACGTATTGCTTATACTCCTGATACTCCTCAGAACCTTCCAGAGAGTCGACACCCCTTGACTCAAGAGGTGCTTTGTACTTCTCTTTCTCTTCCTCGAAGTGTCGCTTCGCTTTAGCAATAGCTTTCTTCTTGGCCAACTTGGCCTTTTTGATGTCGCCCTCATCATCGAGGTCTTCATCGTATTTGTATTCCTCGAGAAGGATATCGACGTCCTCAGCATCGAGGCCATCTTCCGTCTCAAGTAAATAGTCGCGCAACAACTTGTCCCCGTCCGACTCGTCGAGGTTCCTGTTGAGCTTGACAAAATCTTCCAAGCCACGGCCCGTCTCCTGACGGTACTTGTAATACGCGGCTACATCTTCGGGCAACTCCTGCTCGCGGGCCTCAGCCAGCTCATCTAAAGAGTTAATCTCCCGACCGTAACGCTCGCTTAAAAACGAACGCACCTCGTCCTCAGACAGGCCCGCAGGCTTGTCCTCGGTTACTGCCCCCTCCTCAACAGCGGTTTCGCCATTGAACTCATCCTCGTGTTTAGCAAGGAGCTCCTGCTCCACCTCTTGGGTGGACTTAGATTCTACCTCGTTGACTTCCCGGACTTTGATTTCCATTAGTGTAAAATTATATTATTTATCGCGGACTAAACTCAGCCAAGTCGAAGCCATCTAGGCTGTCCTCATTCGACTCGAAATTCATTGGTGGCAAGTTGTTCTTACGCTGGTCGATAAGCTTGCTCTGCTCAGTATTCTGCTGACTAATCCTCTGTGACTTGGCACCCTCACGCTTGTCCTCACGCATCTGCAACTGCTGCTCCTGCATACCGTGGAGCTGCTGGTTGTAGCGGAACTCAAGGTCCATGAGCTGGGCCTTAGCCTGAGCCTCAGCCTGCATCTTCTCAATCTCGAAAGCAATCTCCGCCTGCTTGACCTGCATCTTACTCTGCGTCTCCGCCTGAATCTTTTGCATCGCCATCTGCGCAGACATCTGCTGTGACTGCATATTGTTCTGCGCCTGCATCTGCTGCTGCTGGAGCTGGAACTGCCGCTCCTCGTCCTGCTTAGCGATACGCTTAATCTTGAGCAGTTGGTTGGCGAGCTTGATGTTCTTAATCTCTCGGATGTCGATAGCGTCCTCAAGGTCGATACCGCCCTTGCTTAAAGCCATTTGGATATTGGCCTCGAGCTGCGCGCGCTGCTCCTCGTCAGGACTAATCTCAATAAAGATTCCGAAGTCGTAGATATAGAGCTCGTTAATCTCCTTTAGGATACTGACGTTGTATTTACCAATCTGGTTAACAAACTCATCCTTGAAGTCGGCGTACTCTAAGATGTCGCTGACACGGTACGTAAGGGCCTCAGCTAGAGACCGGAACATATAGAGGCTACCGTCAAGAATGTGGCGGGTAGCCGTGTTACTGTTGGCGGCAGCCAGTTTCTGTAAGCCGACAAGGCTGTGTGAGTCGGGCGTACTCCCGTCGCGGGCCTCGTTGAGTCCCGTTACGTCACGAATCATCTGCAAGTAGTGATTCATATTCCCAATGAGCATCTGCGTCTTAGCTGCGCCGCTGTTGCTATTGAGCTCTTGGATAGGAACCTTACCCTGATTGTACTCTCCGTCTTGAGTGTATGACCTTCCGATGACGCTACCCGTTTGGAAGTATAGCCGTAGGGCGTCCTCAGGACTGTATGCGTTGCCCGTACCTAGGTCGACCTCGTTGAGTCCGTCAGCATCGATATACACACCGTCAGGAACGGTGCGGGAGATGACCTGCTGGAGCTTGAGGTGCGTAATCTGGATGAGGTCGGCGAAAGGAATCATACGCCGCGTAAGCGACTCGATGACGCCCTTGTACATACGCGGGGCGTGGGCCACATAGTTAGGTAACGCATGCTGAGAAGCAGACTTGGGACGGACCATATTTTCCGCCACCTCCCACTTCAACAGGATGTTGGTGCCCATAACCATAACGCCCTCATACCAAACGTCGATGGTCTTCTCAACTTTCTCGAAGTTGCCCTCCTCCATCATCTCGTCCGGCGGATTGAACTGGTCGTCCTTTTCAATCATCCGAGCCCCGTCGCCGTCGAGCTTCTTCTTCTTGTAGACAATCTTCTTAGTCGTCTTATAGTTGAAGTACATCAGCGTAGCCGTGTCCCGATGGAACATATCGTTCTCGTAGAACTGAGCCACGTTGTAGTAGTCGTACCAGCTTTGGCTGTACTTACTAATCTCCTCCAAGTCCTCGTTAGTGAGGGTGGGGTCAATCTTCATAAGCTCCGTGATAGGAAGAGTCTTAATCTCTCCCCAGTAGAAGCAGTCCTTGAAGTATGGGTCCTCGGTATAGCTGTATACTATGTTAGCCGGGTCGACATACGAAATCTGTACACCCGCCCCGGGCAAGAACTCATGCTTAGCTACGCTGAGACCTAAGACCGTAAGGTCGTAGTCCATGCGCTTGCGTAAGTCGCTGTAGTGGTTCTCTTCGAGGATGGTATTGATGGCTTCCTCCTCAGCAATCTCAATGGCAGGCTTGTAGTTGAGCTGCATATATACCTGCAACTCCTCATCGGTGCTAGGTAGGTCGTCGGGGTTCATAGTGAACGGGTCGACGCCAGTCTTCTGCTGGATGATATCGAGCACAGGCTTGGCTACCATCTGCCCCTCAATCATATCCTGATACTTGCTGCGCTTGGCTTGCGACAGGGCGTCTTGAGCGTATGCCTTGACCTTGAAGACGCGCTCAGACAATCCGTTGACTACGATGTCAACGAACTTAGGGAGGATAGGAACTGGCGTC